AATCGTGCTAATCACCAGCACCAGAGCATTTTTTTTTACCAAACTGTACATTTTTTGGTTCATCAACAGCAACTATCGCAGCCAACATTGACCAAAGTCATCCGTTTCAAGTGACAAGCCCAATCAGCGTTTATAGGTTGGGATTTGAAGTAACAGGCTCACCTGCTAGCACTTCCAGTTTGTATGTGGCGTTGTATTCGGCAACAAACGATTTGCAGCCAACAGGTTCACCTGTTGTTTCGTGGTCTACAATTACACTTGAAGCAGGAAATACAGGTCGTTACCTTGTTGACATTACGCCAACCACACTTCAATCTGGGGTTTATATTTTGGCAGTAAACCCAAGTGTGGCGTTTACTGCGAGAACTTTCGGAACTTCAATTCAAATGGCAGTTACCTCTGGTGCCAATGTCAACAATAAACTTACTAGTTCCCGAACAGCAGGCACTTTTTCAACTGCACAGGAATGGGATACCCAAACAGTGGGAGTAGCCTCTGCTGGCTTTGCTATGTCTTTTTTCCTTCAATGGGATGCAGCATGAAAAACATTTACATCGACATACATGGTGTAACCCACACTTGGGAAACACCTGACATTCCCGTACCGTTAGACCAGATAGGTGTTGTCGCAACTTTGAACGCTGTGCTTGGTGTATGGTCATTGTCGGATGCTGCGAATGTTGCAGGCGTTACACCTGATGACCTTATTCGTGAAGCACAAGCATGGGCAGTAGCACAACAAGGAGATAACTAATGATTGATACACCGAATGGTGCGTTCCCTAATTATGTTGAGGAACAAACAGAAACACGTCAGCAGTACATTGACAGGATTTTTGGTCAATGGTTGGAATGGGCTAACGGTTCAACACAGCAAACAGATGGGCTTTTACACTAGGGAGCACTATGGCAGGCGGTGGTCTATTCTTGATGATGAAGCAGATTTGCTTCTACTCATCTAAGGATTCTTATGACGATCACTCAAGGCCATGTCAGCGTCGGCACAGCTGCAACACCAATCATCGGCACTGGTGGCAACCCAGGTCATGTGATGATTCACAATAATGACAATGCGGACAACATCTATCTTGGTGGTTCTTCGGTGACGGTTGCGACGGGGTTAACTTTGGGTAAGTCTGAGCGCATAGATTTTGATTTGCTTCCAGCCGAACAACTTTATGCTGTTTCGTCTAAGCAAGATCATGTCATTTCGTGGATGTCGCAGAACAACTAATGCCATATTTCGTCACCGACAAGTCACCTGATTGTTCAGGTTGGGCAACCATCAAAGAAGATGGTGAAGTTCTTGGTTGCCATGAGTTGAAGCAAGATGCGATTGACCACATGGTTGCAATCTCCATTGCTGAGGATATGGAACCTGGTGGTGAGCGTGCGTTGCCGGACAACTATCGTCCTGCGTTGTCTGATGATGTTCCTGATGATCGAGCATGTGGGAACTGTGTTCACTACAACGAAGACGATGTTCAGGGAACTGGCGACAACTTGAAGGCGTACTGTCATAAGTGGGATGCGTATGTTGATGGTGGTTTCTATTGCAACTCTTGGCAGGCTGAAGAATACGAAGAAGAACGCCAAGTGTCTTTGGAAGTTCCAACGTACATTCGTTCGGCTGCGCATCCGAAGTCCACTCGATCCATGTCTGGGAATGTTGTTAGTATTGAAGGCATGGAAGAACTTGTGGAAACTCGACGCATCACATCCAACGACTTTGAACTGCGACAAGACCAGAACGGTGATGGCATGTCGTTCACAGGATATGCAGCCGTGTTCAACTCCCCTTCTGAACCGTTGCCGTTCATTGAACGGATTATGCCTGGCGCATTCTCAAAGACTTTGAAGTCAAGGAACAATGTGCGCATGTACATGAACCACGATTCGAGCATGCTGTTGGCCACAACTAAAGCGAAGACATTGCGTTTGTCGGAAGATTCCAAAGGCTTGTTGGTTGATGCTTCGTTGCCAGATACTTCGGTTGGTCGTGACCTGTCGGTGTTGATGAAGCGTGGCGATGTGAGCTCAATGTCGTTCGGGTTCTCTGTTCCTACTGGTGGCGACTACTTCTCTGATGATGGGATGACACGCGAGTTGCGTCAGATCAAACTGTTTGAAGTGAGCGTTGTCACGGGATTCCCTGCATACACAGCAACCTCAGCATCGGTTCGTTCCCTTGATGCGTTGTCGGTTCGCACCGGCATCGATGCCGATCAGCTCGCAGCAGCGATCACCAACCTTGAGTCAGGTCAAACTTTGTCGCAAGATCATGCGATGTTGTTGCGTGAAACTGTTGCCAAACTTGAACCGGTGCAAGATACCGCACCAGCTCGTCTAGGTGTGATGGCGAAGCACCTTGATTTATTGAAAACCATCGCCTAACATCTGTTCACTGCATCGTTGACGGAGCCGTCAACCTTGTTGCTGTATGCGGAGCCGCATCAGGTCAGAGGTAATTCTCCCTGCGTATCCCCATTCAACAACTAATCGAAAGCAGAATCAAACCATGAAAGAATATCTAGACCGTCAAGTTGAGATTCGTCAGCAAGCCTGGCACCAAGCCAAAGCAATCATTGACGTGGCCACAGCCGAAAAGCGTGACCTCTCAGCAGAAGAAGAGCAGACCTACAGCCGTTTGAACAACGAACTGAACGAGCGCGCAGCAACCATCGCAAAACTCCGTGAAGATGAATCACGCGAACTTCGCATGGACGCAGCAACCCGTGAGATTGCAGACCAGGTTCGTCCTGTTTCGGCAGCTCCAGTTCAAGAAGACGTGGCAATGATCCGTGCGCTTATCAAGGGCGAATCACGTTCGGCCAATTTCGAGCGTCGTGACATCCTCAAGACCAGCACTGGTTCACCAGTACCAACTTCGTTCTACAACCAAGTGATTATGAAGGCACGTTTGATTGCGCCAGTCTTGGCAACATCAACTGTCCTCAACACCACTGGTGGCGAGAACCTTCAGATTCCACGTTTGTCGACCTACTCCGTAGGAACCGTTAACGCAGAAGCAGCAACCTTGGGCGAATCCGATCCAGCGTTCAGTGCATTCATTACGCTCGGTGCGTTCAAGTTTGGTTTCTTGACACAAGTGTCGTTGGAACTTCTTGAAGACTCTGGTGTTGACATGCTCAGCTTCTTGGCTGATCAAGTCGGTAACGCACTCGGTTTCGCTGTTGGTTCAGCGTTGACCGTTGGAACTGGAACAAACGAGCCAACAGGTATCGTGACAGCTTCGGCTGTTGGTGGTACTTCAGGCACTGCAACTGGTTTCACAGCAGACAACCTCATCGACCTTCTCTACTCCTTGGACGGTGCAGCTCGCAACCTTCCAGGTGTTGGTTGGATGATGACTGGTCAGTCGATTGGTCGCGTAAGAAAACTCAAAGACACCGCCGGCAATTTCGTATTTCAGCCTTCGTTGGCAATGGAATCCCCAGACATGCTCTTGGGCAAGCCAATCTACGAGAACCCATCAATGGCAGAAGCCACCACAGGCACCAAGTCCGTAATCGTTGGCCACTTGCCTTCGTTCTACGTGCGCAGTGTCGGCGGCATCAAGCTGGATCGTTCCGATGACTTCGCATTCAGCGCAGGTCTCGCGAGTTTCAGGGCGCAATTCAGAGTTGATTCCAATTTGCCACAAGTCAGCCACGTAAAACATCTTGTCCAGCCATAAGGCTTGATGGGCTTGTCCCTTACATCCCATAATTCCCATTAGGCTTGGGGTCGTCGCGAACACGCAGGGCGCGGCGATCCCATTTCTATTTCCCCCTGCGATCTGCGAAGGAGAAGGAAGTGAAGAATGCTGGTAATAATCCAAAACACAATGGTCGAACTACCACACCTCGAAGCCGAACTGTTGTTGCATCGGGGGATAGCACACTTGCCAGAAGTGGCAGACCTGCCAATGGGGACGCGCTACGAATCCTTTGGTACAGCAATGCTCCCTTCGTCCCCACCGGTTACGGTACGCAAACCGCGCAAGCCGTCACAAGGCTCGTCAAAGAAGGTCACGAAGTAGCAATCCATGCCATGTACGGACTCGAAGGAGTTTCGTCAAATTGGAATGGGATCAAGATGTATCCACGTGGGATGGCACCGTACAGCGATGATGTGATGGTTGCTCATGGGATGGATTGGTCGAATGGTAATCGTGAGTTGCCTTCGTTGTTGATGACTTTGTTTGATGTGTGGCCGTTGAAGTCGAAGTCGTTGGAGATGGTTGCGAACATTGCGTCGTGGGTTCCGATTGATCATGCACCTTGTCCAGCCGATGTCGTTGAGTGGTGTGCGCGTCCGAATGTGAAACCGATTGCGATGTCTCGGTTCGGTGAGAAGATGTTGAATGATGCCGACGTGGAATGTTTCTATGCACCTCATGGCATTGAGTCTGTGTTCAAT